TGTAAAAATCTTGTACTCGCCGTCGGTTGTTCCATCGGCCAGAGCTACATTTAGTGTTCCAGTATTTACGTTACATATGATAAGCGTAGCACCGGGTGGAGCAGGATTTGAAGCAGTCATGGTTGCAGTTCCGTATGCGGCTTTACCAATATTTACAGATCCAGTTCCTTTTGGAGTCAAAGTGATGTTTAAATTACTACCTGTTCCAGTAGCTGATATAGTAGGACCATTTGTACTAGCTCCATTTGCTAGAGTAATCTCGTTAACCGCACTTCCAGTTGCAGTAAATTTTATAAGTTCGTTTCCATTAACATCGTTTATCGCAGTTCCGATGATAGGCGCAGTTATTGTTGGTGTTGTTAATGTTTTATTAGTTAAAGTATCTGTGCTTGTTCTCGCTACTAAAGTATCTGCACCTGACGGTAAAGTAAGTGTTCCTCCGTTTACTATGGTAGCTATATTTGGCGAAGTTAGAGTTTTATTAGTTAGTGTGTCAGTAGTATCTTTAAAGACTATAGTTCCAGTGGCATTAGGTATGGTTACAACTCTATCTGCCGTAGGTTCTTCAGCAAATAATCTAGTTTCATGCGCGTCAAAGTTACTACCTTCGAATACTACCGCGCTGTCTTGGAACTTAATTCTTGAAGCTAGAGTACTACTGTCTCCTTCTGCTCCTAAGAAGTTATATAGTTCAATAAAATTTGAATTAATTTTAGTACCAGCAGATCGTAAAGTATCACCTGTACCGTCGTTAGCCGCTGAGCCTGTATTAATATTTTGTCTTGTCATTTTTTATCCTAAATAATAGTTCTATTTATACTAGAAAGTTGAGTCAATTAAGTAATTTCCGAATATTTCATTATCCATAGTCTCTGTTGATAGTGAGAAGTCTGGTCTTGCGTTTGCTGCACTGTCACCTATATCACTGTCATCAAACTTAAATGAATTTGGTCCAATTAGTTCACTTATACTAGAGTAGAATTTATCAATCTGTGTAGGTGTTAACGATTGATATACACTTACTAACTGATCTAATCCTACTCTAAAATCATTACTTCCATTTTGATCTGAATCTATCAGTGCTGTCAGCTGTGTAAATGGAGCAAGAGCTAACATAGAAGCTTCAGAGGATATAGTTGGTCCGACAGAAGAATCTAATATTACTATTGGCATTGATCCAATACCAGCGTTAGCTTCTTTATCAGATGTTATTTGAGCGCCAAAGAAAAAACCTGCAGGATGTATAAACTTTTTATATAATTCTGACCAAGTATTAGTAGACAAACCAGTCTTAATAAGAATCGAAAATATTTGAAATAATTGACCATTTTGAATTTTCTTCAAAGACTCTGGCCCTATTTTAGAATCGCCTACTACAAATAAGTCTCTTTTTGGAAACTCAACTTGTATAGCTTCTTGAAAGAACATTCTAAAAAATTCTTGTATGGAAAATTTAGTTCCTTTATTTCTTTGAAGTTCTGCTAATCTTCTTGCGGATATTCTTGGATCTCTAAAGTTATCTCCATTTGGAAGTCCACTGGCTATCTCAGATATTAAACTATTAAGTTGAGTAGTTTCTCCGATATCTCTTAAAGAAAAAAGTTGTCTTATTTCATTGCCAAAAGAAGTTTGGCTATCAGAATCTAAATCTTCATAATATGTTTCTAAAAAAGTTACGAGCTTTGGATATTCTGATACAAAATACTCAGGCAAGGCCTCGCGAACTTTTCTATTTAAAAAGTTTTTTGGTCTTCTATTGTGATGATAGTTTATAGCCATTTATAATGTTACCGCAGTATTTTGAAAATCTAATATAGCACTTGAAGTTGATTTACTAGTATCTATATCTAGTACAAAATTACGTAGTGGTCTTATAGTGCTTTGGTTAGCAGGAGTAGCTGTAATTTTTATTCCAGATCCGACAAAAGCTGTTGGATTAAATCCAACTAAATTTATAATTCCACCAGCCGCATCATAAGATCCAATATTATCTGCTTCAATTGTTCCATCTTGAGATATTATTTGCAACTTAGTACTGTTTAGTTTATTTTTAATTGCGCACGTTTTCGAATTAAAAGTAAAGTTAGTTGTTGTTATGGTATGTAACGTGTCATCTGCAGATGCTAATATAGCTGGGAAATTGATAGTGTAAGACAACGAAGTACCTGCAGTAGGTGTAAAGCTTCTTTGCATTTTAATTTCCATTCTAGAATTTAAAATTGCAGTATCTAAATCATCAATAACACTTAGTATGTTAGATCTTCTAAATACTTTTCCAAACTTCTGTAAGTTAGCAGAAAAGAAATTATTAATTGTTGCTTGCACATTTTCTTCTACCGCTTTAGCAGTAGAGCTAGTCAAATCTGGATCAAGATTAAAAAATGTTTGAACTTCTAAGAGCGTAGTTTCGACGTCAGCAAATTCAAGATCAATAGACATAACTGATAAGTTTTCAGATAACTCAGTAATTATTTCGTCTTTAACTGTTTGCTGCACGTCTGTAGCTATGTTGCTCTTAAATTTTAGTCCAGCATAAACTCTGCCATACACTTGAGGAACGTTATCATGGCCGCCCCAAGCAATAACGTCATCTAAAAAACTACCAAAATTTGTAAGTATCTGAGCTTTATAATCTTCTGCAGTTACTAGCCTTCTTTGAGAACCAAATGCAATAGGAGCATTTTGTCTTATTGACTCTATTGCTTCTTTGTATGCGCCACCTGCAGAAGAATTTGCAGTAGTAGCCACTACGCTATAAGCAACTTGATTGACAGTTAATTGTGCGGTGGTTGTAAAGCTTGAAGCTCCATTAGCAACTGTTCCTTTTGTAGAAAGATAATCAATCACTATCTTGTTTCCAGCTACTGGTGCTTTTCCTGTGCTTATGCCATCACCAAATATTACTTCATAGTAACCATTAGGTACTTCTTTTATTTGATAGTATGTCGTGTCATTAGTGATTCTTACCGCTTTACTTATATTAGTGTACGTGGTAAAATTAGTACTGGTTGCTGTATCAAATACTCGTACTCTAATAGTGGAAGTATCGATAGTAACGTCAGGTATTACATATATTTGAGAATCTGACTTTTCTCCAACAAAAAATGTTTTTGTTTTTTCTGTACCTTCAAACACTGGAATTGCTGTGTCTCCAGAAGCGTCAACCGTGAATTGATACAGTCCTGTTCCATCATCAGTGCCTGTAAAATTTTCTCTTGTCTGAAAAGTATAACTTACGTCGTCTACGGTGGCAGTAAACTCTGTATTTCTAGGTAAAGTAATGGTTGTAGGCCTGTTAGTATCTGTAACTGTGACTGAAATATTTAACTTTGCTTGTGAAGATGCATAAGATCTTGGAACGTATCCTAATGATTCAGCATGAGCTACAATCGAGCTTCTTAGTTGTGACGTAGTAAGAAAGCTTTCATTTAGTGCAAAGTTTGCTATTAGTCCATTATAGTGCGTGTTGTACGCTAAAACGTCTAGTATGTTATTTAATCCTGATGCTTCAAAATCATAATCAGCAAACTCATTTTGAGCTTTTAAAAATTCTTTTAAGTTTGCTTTTATAACATCAAAATCTAATTGAGTTGATTTTATTGAAGTTGCCATTTTATCTCAGCCTTGTTAAATTAATTTCTACAAAAGTTTCTTCTTGAGTACTTATCACTTTGAACGTCACCGTAACTTTTACTTCATTACTATCTGGACTTATAATACTATTAACGTTAAGCACTTCTGCTCTAGGTTCATAAGTTTCAATAGCTTTTATAATGTCATCTTCTAAAGTATCATCATCAATATCTGTACTTAATCTAAAGAGCATAGCATTTAAATCACCGCCAAACCTAGGTAAAAACGGTTTTTCAGAATAATTTGTTAATAATAAATTTCTTACTGCTTGTTTAACTGCTGCAGCATGTTGTTTTTTAAATACATCTCCAGATCCTTTTTTAGCAAAAGATAGATCAATATCAGAATACGCGCGCTCGCGCGCGGTGATAATAGTTTTATTATTTAAATTTCCGTCTTCAACTGAAAAAACTTTTGCTGGCATTTAAATCCCTTTTCTTTATTTATATCAAGTTACGACTATATTTTCTATATTTTCAGTTTCATCTAAAATCTCTAATAACTCTTCAGTAGTTTGTACAACATTATTGAATCGTGTTTCTATCTTGTTATTGTAAGTTACAGTCCACGGTGCTAGTATCTTAGGCATTATTAATATTATACAAGCATGCAAAGAACCATCAGGATTATAAGTATCGTAATCTAATATCATCTTATCAAAGTTTACGTGATCTTTCCAGTACAAGGCAAGATCAAATGTTTTTTCTATGGCCACTTCGCCGTCTAATCCATATAAACCATAGACCACTGCCTGACCGCTTGTTAGTAAGTGGTTAATACCATCTGTTTTATCTAAGTTTTCTCCAGATTCTGGAACATACATACCTTCCAAAACTTCAAGTCTAAAGTTTTCAAACTCGGACGTACCAGTAGCAAAATTTATAGTTTTCATAGCTTCAGCATGCAACATGTATTGCTTGGCTAAGTTCTTTCTTTCTGCAACTTCTGTCAAATGATTCATAGTAACTGGATCGGCATGACTACCTAAAAATTTAGATAAGGTTATGCCATCGGCAAGCCTTGTCCTTGGATTTATGTCAGTTTGAAATACTGGATTATACTTATGATCTGGTACAAAAACTGTTTTAAAGAAAAAGTTAGTCTCACCAGATTGCACTTTAAATCTCTTGACTAAACCATCTTGTGTACCAATGGATTCAGTTCCAATCATAGCATTCTTCTCAGGTCCAACTATTCTACCAAATTTTGCTGGTGTAGGAACAGCAAAATTCTTTGATATTAATCCTTCTGATACTATCGCTCCAGTAAATGTTTTATTTTTAAGATTATTTGGATCTCTTAATTTAGACCTAGCTTTTTCAGTAGAAAGTCTTACTGGAGAAACACCACCGTAATTTGCTGATAGATCTATAGTGTTAACAAAATCATCATTTGGATCTATTTGTATTCTTCTTATTCCTAAATCTGACTTGTTTAAAAGGTCTGTCATTATGGTAGTGTCAGGTTTTGTTGTGTTTTTATCAGTAGCAGTAGTTACAGTTGGAGTGCCACCTGATCCAGAAGGTCCTAGGGCTGCAGTTCCAGCCTTATTCGCTTCGTTAGCTTTTTCAGCTACTCCAGTTAAATCCCCATGAAATGTTGTTGCATGCATCGAAGTAGAATTAACTCTAGGGATGTGAGCTGTCTTTCCATAGTATACTATCTCATGACCGCCAATTGTTCCGCTGTCTCCAACAACTGATAAAGATGATGCATTAATAATAGCATTTTCAGTAGATATTATTACTCCATTTTCAGATGT